GTTGAACTAACATCAGGAGCTTTTACAGTAGCACCCTCAAAACAAGGTTCAACATCTTCCCCTAAGATACATAATTTAGAAAAGATGGCGTCATCAATTATGAAGAATTCCATACCATTTTTTGGATTTTCTGCCCAATGTCCTTCTAAACTCTCTTCATCAAGTTCCATTGATTGATTATTACCTTTTTCAATAACTCTTTGAGTTTCTGGAAATTGACCAGTCCATAAATAACCAGTAGTCATTAAATATTCTCTGTTTAATTTATTCCCAAAATCGTCTTCATCTTCAAATTCTTGAAACCAAACTTTTGCGTCGGGAGCTACAAATCCATATGGTTGAGTTAAGCAATTAAATTTAATTCCTTCATCATCTATAATAACTTGTTCCCCATGATCTGCAAAGTCTTCATCTTCTTCTTTATAGTATCCGACAATAGGAGCGCCTCTTAAGGTTTTAGCCATTTCAGTAGCTACTTCCTTAGTTATATAACTGTGGTTTCTATTTTCTCCTATATATAAAACTTTTATTTCACATTTAGACATTAATGGATTAATATCTAAAGGTTGAAGATTTATAAATTCAGGAGAGTTTATTGTTGCTAATGATCTGTGCATCATAATAATTCCTCCCTATTTTCTTTCAACTATAATTATATTAATTTTTGTTTAATAAAATTATTTTTTTCTGCCCTCGTTTTGTTTTTATTTTTGCGACTCTTGATTTTGTATAGTTTTTTCCGTTACTTCTTTTCCTTGAGATTCATTTGTTGGCCTTCCTGCGCCGTTCCCATCTCCGGAATCACTAGTCGTGGTTGAGGATCCTGAACCGCCGCTCTTATTGGCATTATTTAATCTATTTAATACATCTGAGTTCATTGTACTAGACATCATAGGTGGTATAAACACATTAACTAAGTCTAATACATTATTTTCAAAGTAAGCATTTGCTAATATAGCACTTTGTGATTGACCTAATGCGATTTGAGCTAACATTTTACTGTAACCTAATTGCATTTGATCTTTATATAACTTAGCCAAGTCTTTATAATTATAAATTGTTGTACTAAGTATTTGAGCCCTAAATGAAATCTTTTTGCTAGTGTTAAATTTAAACTCTAATATATAATTTAAGAAATTTTGTAATTGTAACAATAAATTATACATCGCCGCTTCATCATTCAATATTGATTTTTCAAGAGCTATATTTCCATCAGTATTGAATTGCATTTGACTGACTCCTGCTTCATTATAAACAGTTCTCTCAACTTTTTCCAAATCATCAACAGTAGTAGTAGTATTCTTATCAGCCATATCCGCAACTTCAACGTCCGCAAAAGTGGTTAACACATCTACTCCTATTGCTTTTCCTAACATATTAACAGCGTTATTATGTAGTTGTTGAGCTTCATCAACATCAAATATTAAATCCCCATTTTTATCCAATGGCATTTTTTGAATAATAATTTTCAATAGCTTTTGTGCCATCTTCTTACGATCAAGACCTTGTGCTTCATCTAAGTCAATTATTGCTGGGATAACTGCAATAAGGACTGGGAAATCTTCCCCATTTAAATTAAATTTTATAGTATTCTCTATTTCTAATAAATACCAACCAGAAGTATCTCCTTCAAAATCAGGTTGTAATTTACCTTCTTTATATAAAATATAACCTTTTTTAAATTCTTTAGGAAATAAATTTAACACTCTCATTTTTTGATTAGCATCTTTAAATCTTTCATCAAAATATTTCATATTAAATTCTACTGCAGGTCTACCATTTACACTAAATCTAGAACGACAATACTTAAGCGGAAGCTCTTGTATCTGCATTCTATCTCCATTATCAATAATATACCCATAATAACTTCCATCTCTAACAACTTTTAAAGCAATACTCCCAAATAATTCTTTAATTTCTGAATTTTCAAAGTAATTTAATATTTTATAAAAATTATTTAATAATTTTTTATCATTCTTTAAGTTGTCATCGTTAATATAAGGAGTAATCATCCAATCATATCTGTACATATAAGCTAAATATTTGCATAATCTACTATAAATACCGCTTGTTCTAAAAAAGAACTGTGAAACTTCACGCATAAAACTTAAATTATTTTGTGCGATAGCTTTTAAAATTTGTTCTTTATTTGCTAATCTAGGATCAATTCTCTTATATATAGAGACATCTGTTAATACAGCATCTTCTAGAGTTTGCATACCAACTTTAATTTTACTAAAATCAACAGCTGGTCTGTAATGCTCATCTGGACTTGGGGTGCCATTAGAAATATTAAAGCCTTTTTCTTTAATTTCTTGTATTCTATTATTTATCAAAGTCGACACCTTCCTTTTGCTATAAAATTATTTTATCATCAGCATATTTAAACCTAAATTCCTCCAAGAGAATAATAAGCGTTCATAATATAATCATAAGTTATATAACCTTCATCAGTATAAGGAATAGCAATTAAAATAATATTATGCTTTCTACAATATTCTCTTTTCAATAGATCATTATATTGTTGTTTTTTCAAACCGCTTCTTCCACCAAATTTACTCTTTGCAATATAATGTTGGATGCCTTGATATTCAATTAAAAACAATAAATTGTTATCATCATCGAAAATTGCAAAATCAAACCTAAGCGGAATTCCATTAGAGCTAGTTAAATCTGCAAAAGAATATTCTTCAACAAAATTTAAACCAGCGCGGTCTAAAATTTCCTCTATTTTTATTTCGCCTCTACTAGCTCTCATTTTTCCCTCCTGTATAAATATACAGATATGATTCAATATACTGTTTCTACTATATTATCATTTTTTGTTCAAATGAGTAATTGCGTTTTGCCCAATCTCTTTTAATTATTTCATAGTAGTACAGAACATCATACTGCCTATATCTCTCTTTTTTCTTTTCTTTTTCATATCTTCATCTAATTTGATATAATACATTCCATATTCAAAAGCAGAAAACTTATCCTTAGGGACACTGCGGCTGGACTGTTTTAAAATAATATTTACACCTTCATTTTCTTCAACTAAATTTAACATTTGTTCTTTTAAAATGGTTGTTAATGTAAAAGGTTTTAAATAAGCATTACGCCTGTCTGAATCCATTGCTTGACCGACTTTGGTTCCTAATAACTTAACTTTTGCTTGAGTTTCATCTATTAAAAATTTAATCTTTCCACCTAATAACTGAGTTTGAACATATGTATGAGCAGTTGTATTTATTGGTAAATTAGCCTTCATTAAGAACATAGCATCATTTTCAACTCCAGGTCCTTTAATTTTTTTATATTGTTCTACAACATCTTCATTAGTTCCGCCTTCAACACCAAATGGCATTAATTCCTCTCCCGTTTCAGGATCTGTTTGAGCCTTTGTCATAAAATCAACAAAGCCCGCACCTAAACCATTAGCATCGACTACTACAATACGAGCTTTATATTTATAAAATAATTTCTTTATATTTATAGCTTGTTGTTCAAAATCTTCTGCTTCATAAGTATATAAATTAACAAGAGTCTTCAAATGTGCCCCTTGAAGTTGCGGCGTTACTTTAATAACACTAACTTCTGTTGTACATTTAAAACGTCCAACATCGACTCCAAGTACATAATAAGCATTTTTTGCCGACCTACCGCTATACTCATACTCAGGTTGTAATAAAACTCTGTGTTTATCAATTTTTTCAGCTGAGAAGAATGCATTCTCCGCATCTCCAGATCATTCTGACTCATATTCACGCGCAAATGAACTATCATTATATGTTCCATCTAATTTAAGTTCTTCAATAAAACTTTTCTTTAACAATTTTTCCATAACAGGAACTCTTCAAGTTCCTCCTAGAACCATGGCTTCTTTAGGCTCAATAATTTGTTGTATAAGTAATTGTATAAGCTTTTCATACGCAAAGGTATTCTTCCAGCCCGCAGTTGTAACATATATTTGTGACTTGTTAGTAACTTCTTCCTCAATACGAGATCCATTTGATAAACGTCTATCAACATTCATTGTAGGTATAATAACTTCATTCAAGGTGCTTTGATCAATTAAAATACATTCTTCCATTAAACCACCTGTCGCACGTTTACCACGAGTACTTTGTTGTGCGGCCATAACGTCTAATTTACTTCCATCTTTAAATATATATTCAACCATATTTTTAGAAGCTTTTGTTGCTCCTCTAGTCCAATCTATTTCATTTTTAATACCAGGCACCCATTTACAAATTTCTTCTGCTTTCTCTTTTAAGATACCTGCCGCCTGTTCTTTACCTCCAGTAGTAACGAATAAATGTGACCCTGGAAATAAAATACATCTTAACATTAATACTAAGACTGATAAAAATGATTTAGAATAAGCACGAGGAAATGTTGCGTATACATATCTATGTCTAATTGCTGCCCTTAAAAAAACTCTTTGATAAAAATATAAACTAAAATTTTCAGGATTGCTGCCGCATAAAAATTCTACAAATATATCTGGATATTCACGCCAAAAAGCAACGTATTGACGCATTACTGGAATTTGTTCTTTTATTCTTTCTTCTGATATTCCAACTTTTTCAAGACTTTCTTTACTTTTCGATAATTTCATTAAATCTGCTAATGCCATGATTATTCCTCCTCATCTTGAAGGTCTGGATTATCAAAATCGTCAATCGCAAGATCCGCATCCATTTCTTTTTGCCTTTCAGCCTCTTCTAGGAATGCAGCATAGTCCTCATTATCAACCTCAAGAGCATCTCCATTTTCTGCGGCAGTTGCGTTTTCATTCATTTCTTTTTGAATTTGAATCTTCTTCAATGCGTCTTCAATCTGTTGACCAAATCCTAAATCTTGAGTAACTAACTTGTATAAATAATCATTCATATCTTTTAAAGTTATATCAACTTTATCTTGAGGGATATCCGTTGCGTATCTAGGTATAAAACCTTCTCTTTCACACATAGAAATTAATTCCCCAACAGAATCAACAAAATCGTTTTTATCTTCTTTATTTTGTGCAGCTGTAAACTTTGCAGATTTTCTTAAACTTTCATTTACTCTTGATAATTTTTGAAAAGCATCTACATCACCTGTATCAATAGCTTGATTCATTTTTAAGTTTGTTTTACATATAAATACTAAGGTTGCTTTTGTATCTGCATCCTGAATATCAAAAGACTCCATCATTTGTTCATACATCTTTTCTAGTTCAATTCATTCAGATGGCTTATATAATCTTCCCCACTTCATAGCTAGATAAATTTTATCTTCTTCAGTTAAATCTGCAGCGGGGTCTGGCAATTCATCTTCTTGCATATACTCAGGATTGTACATATTTGCGGCAACCGATCCAGGTGGAATTATTCCCGTCATAAGATCCCTACCGGCCGCCGCAGTAGGTGAAATAACATGTTTATGTTGTTCTTCACTGTTTGTTAAAGTCTTATATTCAGCTTCAGATATTTCTCCATTATCGAACCTTTCTTTAAGCTCCGCCGCCATTTTATCCATTTCTTCTCTGGCCGCATCTGCCTTAGCTTGTTTTTCTTGTTGAAGCATCTCGCTATCTGCCCAACCATAATCTTTATATTGTTTTAATTTCATTTTTGATAAATATCTACCAAAAACTGCAGAACTAGTTAATTTCTTTGGATCTTTTTCATAAATTCTATCTCTTATAGTTTCCCATTCAAAAGGTACATAAGGAACATCCATTTTTTGAATTAACCATACGTAAGTTTCTGGGTCAAAGTTATCAATGTGCATCGTTAAACATTCTTTACACATTTCAGTTTTACTACCATCTTTATAAGTAAAAAACTGAACTTCAGACATAGTCTTCCCGCACTTCATACAAGTATACTTCTTTTTTTCTCCACTACTTGTTATTGGCATATTACTCACCTTCTTCTTCCAATAATTTTTTTAGCCTATCTTCTTTATTCTTTTTATTTCGACAGTCTTTGCAAATACTGTAAAATTTATCCTTTGATGTATTATTTTTTGAAAAGTATAAGTTATTAGCCAATTTAATTTGTCCGCATCTAGAGCATTTTTTCCATTTTCCCTTTTCTACAAAAGTATAATATCATTCTAAGTATCTTTTCATTTCGCTTTCCGCTATTAATTTAGGAATTTTATTTCTCCATAAAGCAGATATATATTCAACAGAGTGTCTAATTCCAAACTCTTGATCTAACAATTCTTGGATCTCTACATTGCTTTTGCCATCTATTTTATAAATCAATAGCTGATAATATAATGGATAATTATCCTTTAGTGCGGCGTCGACTGCGTTCTCTAAATCCAGCATCATAGCTCAGCAATCACTAGTAAAACGTCCATCCGCTTCTTCTTTTAAAGCAGAATAATTACAAAGTAAAGCTGATATATGTTTTGGTTCAAAAAATGAAACAACACCATTACTTTTTGGTAACCCTGTTTTTTCATCTATTATAATATCTTCCTTTAAGTCCGCATAAACTAAAGTTTTTGCAGTATTACTTTTTCCAGTTGGAGTATTTAATAACACACCTTTGAATTCATTTTTTAATACATATTGTTCTTGATACATTTCAATTAAATGTTTTTTTAATTTAAACTTTTTCTTCCCACTGGCTGCCGCAATTTGTTTTTTTAATGATTCAATTCCCTCTTGTAATTCTTTCATATTAGGAACAGTTTCAACATCTTTTGGCGTAATTGCTATTTTTGGAGTTAACAAAACATTCTTATCATTTTCTATTGTAATATTATATAAACCATCTTCCCCATTCTCAAATTGGTCAACTAATCCTTGATATGAAGTCTCTCTTTTATTTATAGTTATCATTCTATTTTCTGTTATGATTTCTTTTTTCTTTTTTTCTTCTTTATCCATTGCAAAAACGATATAATTTGTTAATATTTCTAAATAATTCTCAGTTAATTGATCTGGAGGAGTCTGTTTTACTATTTCTTCTACTAATACTTTTCTATCTTTAGGATTTTTTAAAGAATAATCAAGTTTTATATTAGTATTCATTAGTAATCTCCTTTCTTAAATCTATTTTTAATTAATTTAATCATCTTTGTCCTATCTCAACAATAGTATACATCAAAAATTTTCTTTCGTCAATCGCGGCCGCAGCAAAAATACTTGAAGCAACAAAAAAAATATAATATAATTTATATAGAAAAGGTGATAGATATGGATAGAAATAAATATATTATGAATAGATTAATGGAACATTTTATTGAGCTTGAATCAAGAGGTTATGAAGTAGTAGCTTTAATGTTGCAAGGGTCTCAAAATTATGGATTAGATATTTATAATGATGAGTATTTCTCTGATATCGACAGTAAAGCTATTGTGCTTCCGCGTTTCAAGGATTTTTGTAGCGGTAAAGAACCTGTATCTGAAACTATTATTCTCCCAAATAATGAACATATTGATGTTAAAGATATTAGAGTTATGATGAATATGTTTTTTAAAGAGAATATTAGCTATATTGAGCTATTGTATACACCTTATAGAATAGTAAATCCTAAGTATTCAAAGGATGTTGCGGCGGTGTTTGCTGCACGAGACCAGATCGTAAGATCCGACCCCGGCCGCTTTATTAATTGTATAGTAGGAATGAGCGGTCAAAAAGTTAAAGCATTATGTCATCCATATCCAAATTTAATTGATAAAATTAATAAATATGGATATGATGGTAAGCAATTAAGCCATTGTGTTAGGTTGTATGAATTTTTAGATAAATATTTATTGGGAATTCCAATAGGAGAATGCTATTGGAGTACAATCCCTGACCTATTAATCGCTTTTAAAAAACAACAATGGCCTGATGGGACTAGATTAAGTAAACAAAAGGCTATCAAAATGTGTGATTACTTTTATGAGAGTACTAAGGAATTGGCGGCGACCGCGGTTAAAGTCGAAAAAAGCGAGAACGGCGCACGTCAAACCTGCGACGCCGCAGCCGCAAAAATATTAGGAAAATGGTTTATGGAGGAGATTGTAAATGAAGGACTTTTGGATTAAAACTCAATTAAAGATAGGCTTATGGCAAGTTAAAATTAAAAGAAATGTGAAAAAATATAAATGAATACTTATTGCTATTGGAATATTGGTTTTGGTTGGAATAGCAACCGCCGCAATACTACATAATTATTATAATGATAATAATTACTTTTATATTGATTGTGATGGTAATAGGGGTACTGCTTATAAATGTATGGTGGTAGATCAGGGATTAGTTTGTGAGAGACATAATGGAGCTGTAATGGTACAGCAATATTGAAGATAAAAGTTTGCATAAATGTAAATGTTTGATAGCAGACGTTTGCATTTATGCAAACGGCTAGAAAGGAGGTGCGGGTGCCTCGGTTAACGGATCTGTGAACCGGCACCGCCGCAATGAGTAAAAGTTATTTAACAAATAGAACAGGAGATTATTATTCTACTATTATTACTACCACTTCAGGTAGAAAAAATGGATTAAGTTTTGCACAAGATTATGATTTGTGAGCAGCAACATTGCCTTCAGAAAAGGGGGAAAAGTTGCCGCGCAAATATATTGTAAATGCGAACGCCGCAATATTATTTTGGGATGATGATAGTAAGACTGTAGTTAGGAAATGTAAAGAAGATAGGGTTGATGTTGTTAAAGCATTTTTATGGGCTTATTTTGAAAAGAATAGTGGGTTAAGTAGGAATAAGGCTAATAAATATTTGAAAGAAGTTTATGAAAGTGCGGAAATTTCTTACGAAGAGAATGATGAACTTATTGAGTTAGTAGCCAAAAATTTAGATATAAATGTCGAAAAATTGAGAGATGCGATTGGAGAAAAATTTGGCTGCATTTGCAAAATTAGGAATAAGTACCGAAGATTATAGATAGATAGAGTTAGTGTTTAAAAAACTTTTTGAGTCAGTGTTTTAAAAAACTTTTTGAGTCAGTTGTGTCGTGGCGGAACTCATTTTCTAAAAAAATTTTTTAAAAATCCCAAAAATCCACCCCCATACCTGTAGTCGTTTCCTCACTGGTACGGCTCCGTAGTGACCTCGAATTTTTTCACTCGTCGATCGCTTCGCAGGGTGGGTTAAACAAACAAGAGAAGAGAGTCAAGTCAATCAACAAGGCTTGACTCTTTGTTCTTCAAGAGATAATAAATAAAATAAATAAAATAATAATTAATTTATTAATAAATAAAATAAAATAAAATAAATGCAATGATGATGATGTAACTCGTAGGCTTGGCGGCGGCTGTGCCAAGCCGAATTTTACATAATGTTTACATGTCAAGTAAATGTAAATCAAACAAAGGTACGCTTGACATTTACTTGACACTCCTGAAATTATTTTTAAAAAACTATTGACAATACTATACTATTGTGTTATAATTATAATAGATAAAGGGAGATGATACCATGGTTTATGAAGTATGGTGCAAAGGTAAATACTACAATACATTTAAGAGTTATAGTAAAGCAATCAAGTTAAGAGATGAGTTGACTAGACAAGGACTAGGTCAAGCACAAGTCATTGAAGTATACAAGTAAGAAGAATAACAATAAATAAATAATAAATAAATAGAATAAAACTATTGACAAAGATAATCATTTATGTTATAATAATAATGTAATAAAGAAAGAGAGTTGAAAGACTATGAAAGAACTAACACAAGAAGAATGGTTTAACTTAACAGAAGAAGAGTACAAAGAATACTTATTAGAAAGGATACAACAAGCAATAAAAGAATACGATAAAAAGAATAAATAAGTATTGACAAAGATAACAAAGTATGTTATAATAAGTATGTAAGATAAAGAAAGAGAGTTGACAAAATTATGAGATTAAAAGGTTGGTTAGTAAAAGTATTAAGAACAATCATTGCAACATACATTATGTTTGTAGCAACAACTATTGAAACATTAGGTAATTCAACTTATGATAAGATACTTATTGTTTATACAATAGTAACATTGATTAGCTTTAGATTGTTAAGTAAGTATTCAAATGTATTTGATGATTAATCAAGTACATTGAATACAACACAATAGATAAAAGAAAGGATTGATTAATAATGAATAATGTTATTTATTTAGGAAAGTTAAAAGATTATGATTTAGAATATGGAATTTTATTTGTAGAAGATTTAAAGACACAAGAGATATTTACATTCGTTTGTAATGATAACTTAATGGATAAAATAAGTAATAACATAGATAAGATGTACAATGCAACAGTAGGCATCAAGGGACACTTAGTCAATAAGTATGAAGAGATGACTGTTGAAGTAGATAGTTTATCTTATTTACAAAGCAATAGTAAATAGAATGTAAACACATTCTTTTTATTTTACATCAATACTTTACAATTACTTTACATGTCAACTATGTGTCAAGCGGGCGGCATGCGGGCGGGAGGCGCTTGCCGCTGTTAAGTACGTGTAAAGGCTTTACAGTATTTTACAATCAAATGTTTGGATTTGACACTTACTTTACATTCCCAATAGGGTAGAGTAGGGTAGGGGAGTGGTAGAGTACTACTTCACTACTCTATTCTACTACACTACACACAGAGATTATGCGGCGGCTGGTGGGGAAATGTCAGACCTCGTTGAAAGCCTTATTTATCAAGGGTTTGCACAGACACACCAACGGTTGCTGCATGTCTTAACTGTGTGAGAAAGTAAAAGAGAAGAGTAAAGTACTCACCTACCCTACTCTCCCCTACCCTACTCCACTCGGCGGCTCGCTTTCCGGCGCCGCGAGCCGCATTTTACATTTACTTTACATGTCAACCTTTTGTCAATCAAACATTTATTCGTTTCCACACTAGTGTTTTTTCCCATAATTCAACTTGTAAACTTTTTAAAAAAGTTTTAAAAAAGTACTTGACTTTTTATCCTTTTAGGTGTATAATTAGTATGTAAGATAGATAAGGGAGTGTGATACCAATGCTTACAAATTTAATTAAATGGTTAAAAGATAATCTTGATAAAGATTTAATTGAATACTATGAAAATAATTAAAAAAAATAAAAAAATTTAAAAAAAACTATTGACAAGATATCAATAGTATGGTATAATAAGTATGTAAGATAAGAAAGGGATTGATTAAAATGATAAAAAGTCTTGCAAAAGAAATTGTTAAATTATTTGTTAAATTAATTACAAGTATAATAAAGTTAGGTTATTTAATAGTTAAAGGTTTTGATACTTTAGTTGGTAAATTATTTATGAAATTACCAAGATTAGTAAAAGTTGGAGTTGTTTATACAATGTTAGTATTATCAGTAATGCAAGTATTAACATTAACTCAACCTAAAACTATTGAAAATGTAAATGCACAAGTTGAAAAGACTACACAAGAAGTTATTTCAACAGATAATCAAAGTCAAGAAGAAGTTGCAGAAAATGCAACAACTGAAACACAACAAACTTCTTCAAGAACTTTTGAAAATCAAGTTGCAACAGACATTTACAACAAAGCCTTAGAAGTTGGAGCAACTGAAGAACAAGCCTTAATAATGGTTAGTATCTCACAACATGAAACGGGTAGTTGGACTTCTAAACTTTACAAAGAAAGCAATAATTTTGGTGGTATTTGTAATAGTAAAGGTTTTAACAAGTATGATAGTTACGAAAGTGGTTTAAATGCTTTTGTAAACTTATTAAAAAATAATTATTTTGATAAAGGTTTAACAACAATAGAACAAATTGGCAATAAATATTGTCCAGTTGGTGCAGACAATGACCCAAATGGGTTAAATAAAAATTGGATACCAAGCGTAACTAATATTTATAACAATTATTTAGGTAAATAAAAATTTACCTAATTTTTTTATGGTTCAATTTGACATTTAGTTTACATGTCAAGTAAGTGTAAAGTGAGCGGCGTCCCGCTCACACTGCTCCCGCGCCGCGCTTTACATTTAGTTTACATGTCAAGGATTTGTCAAGCGAACACTCGTTCGTGTCAAGTGTATGTCAACTCCTGAAATTAAAAAATTTACACTTTTCTAGACTTTTTTACTCAAAATGCTTGACTTTTTTCCTATTTAGATGTATAATTGTATTGTAAGATAAAGAAAGAGGGGAATAGTTATGAAAAAAGTTTTAAGTGTAATAGTTATTATAGTTTTAGGAGTTATGTTGGTTAATCAATACAAGAGTTATCAAGTAGAACAACAAAAACAAGAACAACAACTTGTAAATGATTATGTAGAATGTCTACAAGATAACTTTACGCAAAGAAATTATTGTGCTAATAAAGTTAGTAAAACTAATTACAGAGTATTAGACCAATTAATTGAAAAGTATGGTTACACTTATCAACAAAATGGTTATGATTTAAAAGTTGTTAAAAAATAACAACTTTTTTAAAAACCTATTGACATTTTATTAAAAGTATAGTATAATATAATTGTAATAAAGGAAAGGTGTTGAAACTATGAAAGCCAAAGAAATTGAATTATTAAAAAAACAAATTGAAGATAAGGAAAATGATATTTTCTATCTTGAGATGATAGACCATTGGGATAGAGAAGATTATGAACTTTCTGAAAAGTATCATCAAGAGTTAAAAGTATTAAGAGCTAGATTAACTAAATTAATGAAATAGGGGGTTGAGATTATGCTAACTAAAAAGAATAGATATACAAATCAAGAACTTGATATTTTAAGAGATTTCATACATACCTACATAAATACAGATATCCAAGTTCAAAGAAGTGATAACTATGAGTGTGACACATACGATGACATTATCTTTATTAGTAATAAAAGATACTCTAAAATAACAGATTATTTTATGCAATATTGGAATACTAGACCAGAGTGGGACAACTCTATTAATCATAATTTGATAGCAATTTTACATGAAGTAGGACACATTGAAACCTTTGACGAAGAAGAACAAGAAGAAAGCAACTATCTAAAAGGTATTTATGAATTTATCTATAATCAAGGGGCAATAACTCTACAAGAATGGAATTATAGTTATTTCAAAACCCCAATAGAAGAAAATGCTACTTTATGGGCAATTGATTTTTATAAAAAACATAAAGATATTTGTAATAAATTAGTAAAAGATTTAAAAATATAGTTGACAATAATAAATAGTTATGATATAATAATAATGTAATAAAAGAAAGGAATTGATAAAAATGACTGAAACTCAAGAAATTATCTTAAACACTTTAGGAGTGCTATGTAGGGAATACCCACAACAAAGGTTCGGACAAATTCTTTACAATTACTTACTTGCTAATATTCCAAATGGTGACCCATTCTACATTAAAGATACAAAAGTATTGGAAATATTAGAAAAAGAACTTGAAAAAATCTCTCATTAGAGAGTTTTTTATTTGACAATAGATTTACATGTAAAGTAGGTGTAAAGCGGCGGGACGAGCCCGGCGGCGTTTGAGCCGAAAATTCTATTATACCATACCTTTTAGGGTTTGTCAAGTGTTTTTTGCAAATTTTTTTATTTTTTTTATTTTCCTGTAAAGCGAACAGATGTTCGGGTAAAAACTTTTTAAAAAAGTTTTACAAAAATGCTTGACTTATTTTTTAAAAGGTGCTATAATGGTATTGTCAGATGGGAAAGGGTTAAAAAAATCAAGTGTAAAAAAATTAAAAAAATAAAAAAAGTACTTGACAAAAAACCTAAACCTATGATATAATAATAGTGTAATAAGAAAGGAAAGTGATTACAATGGCAAAATCAATGACACCAGCAAAACGCCACGCAATGAGGGCAATGTATGAGGCACAAGCCCAAGAAAGAAAAAACGCTAGATTAGGAATTAAACCTAAAAAAGCAAGCAAGAAAAAAGGAAGAAGATAAAAAATCTTCTTCCAAGAAACTTACAAAAAAAAATAAAAAAAGTTAAAAAAGTATTGACAAATAATAATAAAATATGTTATAATAATAATGTAATAAAGGAAAGGAATTGATTAAATTATTATGAAAAAGATTGACTTAAAGAAAGTAAAGTATCTTATGTTTATTGATACCGAAACAATAGGAACATTAAATGTAAAGGAAAGTGTACTACCTTTTGAAATAGGTATGAAAATATATGACACAGATACACAACAAGTTGTTAAAGAAAAAAGTTATCTAGTAAGAAAATTCTTTAATAATAAATATATAATGTTATCAACATTCAGTGCTACGAAATACCCTAACTATTTTGAAAAATTAGAAAATGATAAAAGATATAAAACAATGAGTGTTAAAGATATATCAAGTGATATTGAAAAGACTATATCAAGGTATGGTATTAAAATAATGGTTGCACATAATGGACAATTCGATAAATTAGCAATGGAAAGATTATTTAATGAATTTGAAGTTAAAAATCCATTTGAAAAAATTGATTTACTTGATACAATGCAAGTATCTAAAAATATAACATTTAGTAAAGATTATACCGAGTTTTGTATTAATAACAAGGATAACTTAAATAGTGTTAAGGAAAGTAATTTTATTACAAATAGTGGCAGAGTAAGAACAACAGCCCAAGCCATTTATTGCTACTTAACTAATAACCCTAATTTTCAAGAAGCCCACACTGGACTTGAAGATATTGACATTGAAATAGCAATATTCCAAGAAAGTATCAACAGATTAGGCAATACAATTTTAGAATTAAATGTTGCACCTAGTTGGAGAGATTATTCAGTAGTTGCACCTACTGAATAACCACCCACAAATTAAAAAAAATAATAAAAAAGTATTGACTTTATAAAATAATTATGATATAATTATTATAGAAAAGTTAAGAAAACAACATATTTTAGATAAGAAAAAAAGTTAAAAGTTAATGAAAAACTATTGACAACTTATTTAAAATATGATAATATATATATGTAAGGTTATCCATAAGCCTTAAAAAGAAAGATAGGAGAGTGATTAATTATGGAAAAGAAAAAAACACAAAGAGAAATGTATGACTACATCGAAATGGTTAATGCAGACAATGAAGAAATTGTAAACTTCTGTGAAGAAAGAAAAGCAGTTCTTGACAGAAAGAAAGCAAACGCTACAAAAACTACAAAACAAGTTGAAAATGACAACTTAAAAGATATCATTGTTGAAACATTAACAAGCCTTAATAAATTCGTTACAATAACTGAATTACAAGAGGCAAACGAGAATTTACAATTTGACAACGAGGGTAAGCCTATTTCTAATCAAAGAATTACAGCTTTATTAACACAACTTTATAATGATAAAGCAATTGATAAACAATACGACAAGAGAAAAGCATATTTTAAAAATATATAGTCGAGAAAGTTTACACTAAATAGTGTAAACTTTTATTTTTTTTAAAAGATATTGACAAAAGTCTAAAAGTATGGTATAATTAAAGGTTAGGATGCGGCGGCGCGCGGGCGGCAGTCAAGAAGAGGTGCGCGCCGCTATTTTACATTTAATTGACATGTAAAGTTATGTCAATCGAACATTTGTTCGCTTCGGTGTTCGTATTTTTTCCCATAATTAACTTTTTAAAATTTTTTCCAAATACCCCTTGACAAGCCGCCGCACCTATGGTATAATTAGTATGTAAAAAGGAAAGGAATTGATAAAATGATTAAGAAAAAAGTTTACCTAGACATGGACGGGACTATTGCCGACTTATACAACATTAATAACTGGTTACCTAGATTACAAAACCAAGATAAAACAATATTTTTAGAGTGTCGTCCCTTAATTAGTGAAGAAACACTACTAAAATTATTCCCTAGTAAAGATTATGAAATAATTATCTTAACTATGACACCAAAAAATGCTAGTAAAGAATATCATAATCAAGTAGCCGACCAAAAAAATCAATGGTTAGATAAATACTTCCCTAGTATTACTAAAAGAATATTTAAAAAATACGGAAATAACAAAAACTTAAAAAATAGCAAAAATGCTATTCTAGTTGATGATAACGAAACTATTAGAAATAATTTTAAAGGTTTAGCACTTAACCCTAGTGAAATATTTTAAAAAGTACTTGACTTTTATTTTCTAGTATGATATAATTAATAATGTAAAGAGGTGATAGTATGAAAGAATTATACAGATTTATAACTATTTTATTAATTTTACTTTATGCTTTTGATTTTGTAGTATTAGCAAATGTAATTTTAATAGCAATAGTAATTAATATAATTTTAGAAAAAACTATTGACAATAGTAAATAAATATAGTATAATAATAATAGAAAAGGAGTGATAGATAATGAATAATAAGGATTATCAAAAAATTACATTTACTTTTGAAGTTCCAGTTTCTGATGTTTCTATGTCAGAAGTAAAGGTAACAATGACTTTAAAAAATGATTACACATTAAAAGATGTTGTAATTATGTTCTATGATTTTCTTCAATGTTTAGGTTTCTCACACATAACAACTGAAGAAATTATCAGAATTTTAGAAGAAAACAGATAGTTTTCTTTTTTCTTTACAATAGGTTGACATGTCAAATAACTGTAAAGCGGCGGCCCGCGCCCGCCTGATTTTACTGACCTTGGGCCGCGGTTTACATGTCAATTGACATGTAAAGTTTTTGTCAACCAAATGTCAACTTTACATTTGATTTACATTTTTCCCGTAAACCAAATGTCAAGCAATTTTCTAAAAAGTTTTTTAAAAAATGCTTGACTTGTTTTTTAAAAAATGCTATAATTATTATAGTAAATAAAGAAAGGAGTTAATAGAAAATAAAAAATAAAAAAATATTTTAAAAAACTATTGACTTTAATTTTTATTTATGATATAATTATAATGTAATAAGAAAGAAAAAGAACTTTAAAACATACTTAAAAAAAATAAAAAATATTTTAAAAAACACTTGTATTTTTAAAATAAATATGTTATAATAAGTATGTAATAAAGAAAAGAAATCTTATTACAAAAGTTAATTCCATTAAATAGAAAAAGGAGAGTGATTAATTATGGAAAAAACTAAAAGAACTCAAAAGGAAATGTTCGCTTACATTGCAGAAGTAAACGCAGATAACAAGGAAATTGTAAAATTCTGTGAAGAAAGAATTGAAGTATTAAATCGTAAATCTTCTAGCAGAACTCAAACAAAAACTCAAAAAGAAAATGAAGTTCTTAAAGAAACTATCATCGAAACATTAACTGAATTAGGAAAGGCTGTTCGTATCTCTGAATTACAAGGAGCAAACGAAAAGTTACAATTTGATAATGAAGGCAAACCTATTTCTAACCAAAGAATTACTGCTTTACTTACTCAATTAGTTGACACTAAAAGAATAGTTAGAACAGTTGAAAAAAGAGTTATTTACTTCTCTGTTGTAGATTAATAAAAGGGGAACTAATTTCCCCTTTAAACTTTTTAAAAATTTTTTCTAAAAAGTATTGACATAAAAACCTAAAAATAGTATAATGTTTATAGTGGAAAGGGTGATATTATAAAAGAATATTCAATTAATGGTAAAGTGGTAAACATAACACTTGACAATGGAAAGGTTGTAAAATGTGCTTATGACTGGGTACAAAAGTCTATGAAAGCACTAGACACAGACATTGAAGATGTGCTATTGATGTTTTTGGAAGATAATGACTACCTAGAAAATGAAGAACAAAAAGAACTTGAAGAAAAGGCAAAAGATAATAAGGTAAAGCAAGTTGTAAAGAGTGCTAAACCAAGAGCCAAAACAACAAGAGAAAGGAAACCAAACCCAACAAAAGAAAAGATTATCTCTACACTAGCCGAAACTTTAAAGACAATAGCAACAGATGTAAATATTGAAAATGTAGGTAAAATTATTACTTTTAAAGTTGATAATAAAGAATTTAAAGTTGACTTGACAGAAAAAAGAGTAAAAAAGAGTGCATAAAGCACTTTTTTGTTATGTAAATTGACATAAATTTGACAATTTGTGCCAATTTTTTGCGTTTTACGGTAAAATGTAAAGGTAATTGACATTTATTTACATTTTTTTGACGGAAATTGTCAACTTTACATGTAAATTGACATGTCAAGCGGCCTGTTTCCGCGCATGCGGGGCCGAATTTTACAAAAGTCAAGTGTTTTTAGGCATTTTTCGATAAAAAATTCAATATTTTACACTATTTTACATTTCCTGAAATAAGCGGCGGCGCGAGGCCAGCGGTCTTGTGCCGAACCTAGACATCGACTATATGGCTCGAGTTTCTGGCGCTGGGGTTTTAGGCAAGAGGTGAAATATATGAATTCCTGAAATGCGGCAGCCAGGTATGACGCGTATATGACCTTGCTTCAGGAGTATATGAGGACGGTCGTGATTCGTAACGCGTTGCCGCACATGGTCCAAGAGCTAAAGAAATTGCGGCAGCGCAGGTTCATGTCACTTTAAACGAGGTATGACATTTGTATAACCTGCATCGCCGCACATCTGTTGATAATATATATAATTTATTATATAATTATATTATAATAGGAGAGTATTATTATATATATAATATTATGATTCTTCCCCATTATATTATATAATATTTATTTTATAAAGTCAATATATAGAAGAGCGTTGTGACCTCGTATTCAGCTACGCTT